AGCATTATATAAAATTCTCCTATTTAAGATCTTAAATATGAAATAATACCATTTTACTTGCTTGATATCAACTCATCGTAGAACTTGCCTTGGTACTGATGTTCTCCGATATGAACTATAGCATCGTTAACATAGGCATAGCATTTACCCCCTAAGTCTCTCCATAGCTTACAAAAGGCAAAATCTTCACCATTGTAAGTCTTCTCTTTAGGGTCATGTAAAGTGTCAAAAAAGTTCCACATGTTTGGCTTGTTAACATACTTTCCATTAATNACAGTCTTCTGAACTATTTCCTTATCAGGATATTTCTCTATCATTTTCTCAATAACTTCTCTCTTTATGAGCATACATCCTGTTGGTGAATCAGTAACTTCCATTACTCCCTTATCAAGTTTAATATTATTAGGATCAGGAACTTTCATAGGATAAGTGTGTAAAGCTCTTCTAATATCATCAGGCGATTTTATTCTACCCTCTTGCATTTTGTTAAAAGCTTTTTCCCACATCAATGTTTTTAAAGGGTATGGCACAGATATTATATGTTTGTCTGCCTTNAGCATNGCAAATATNGATTTACCTTGAAAATATATATCTGAATCAATAAACAATAAATGAGTTGCTTTTGATTCTAGAAAGCCTGCAACTGATAAGTTTCTCCCTTGTGTTACTAAGGATGACTTTATTAGATGAAAAGATACTTTAAGTTTTTTCTTAAAACACTCTTGTTGAAATTCTATTAAAGCTTGTGTGTAATGAATAGAAACTTCACTATGAACTGGTGTCGCAACAAACACTTCAATATCTTTATATTGATCTTTGTTTTCTTTCCACAAAGGTTCTATAGCCTTTTCATAATCTGATTGTGTTTCTATATTTACTTCTTGTAATGTTTGNTAAGTATCTTCGTTTATATATTTACTGCTTGACACGTAAAGCTCCTTTCAAAAAGTTTTCCCATTCCATAGCTTTTTTCTCCCAACTATAAAATTTTTTATAATATTTTTGTTGTTCCTCTAAATGATTTTGCATTGTATCTGTATGTAAATATTCAGCAGAAATATCAATAGCTCCTGCAACACTTGCAGCTAACAGTTCAAGATCTTTAGTGTAGTTTACATATACTGGCCACTCTGCGCAGGTTTCAGGTAATGCACCAAAGTTGGTTGTAATAACATGTAATCCAGCTGATAGAGCCTCTAAAGCTGAAGCACAAAAGGTTTCTTCGAATATTGAAGGATATACAAATAAGTCATAATCTGTAATGTGTTCTAATAAATATTCATTAGGTTTGTACCCTATATAATTTACGTTTGGTAATTGTTTTGCTTGATCAAATAAAGACTCTGTGTCTTTGTTTGCTCTGTCAGCAAATTCTTTTCCATAAACATCATTAGAACTATATACATCTAGAGTTACATTTTTATTTTGTATCAATTGCATAGCTAATAATAAGACGTTTAATCCTCTCCAAGGAGTGCAATGATGCATAATTCTTATGGGATCACCTTTCTTGTAAATTTTTCTTTTCGGAAAATGATGTGCACCATTTTTAATTACAATAGATTTGTCTTCAGGTATTTGAAAAAAATATCTAAATTTTTCATAACACCAATGTGAATTAAAAACATACCAATCATATTCATGATGTCTGTCTTTGTTTCTAAAAAAACTTTGTAAGTTAGGTTGATCCCAAGAGTTTTTTTGCCATAGTATATTTATTTTATTGGGATCCAGTGGCACTTTTCCTGGAATAGATGTGCATATTTGAAACTTATTTAATAAGTCTTTCGAAACATATTTTTCAAGCAACTCATGTTGAAGTTCAGTTGCACCTCTAGGTTTCATTANTTTTTGGTTTTAGCACCAATATTTCCAGCTCTTGTTACTTTGATTTGTAAATCTTGTCTAAAATCATCTTCAGTAGTATCAGTATTGGGATCAGAAACATCAGCATCAAAATCAGCTTTGCTATCATATACTTTTCCCGTTCTTTTATGTTTTATTATTTCTATTGCTTCTGCAGGAATTTTTGGTAAATCACTCATTGTTTACGTCCTTGTCTATTATATTTCTTATTGTGTTGCAACTTCTTTTTTTTGTTAACATTTTTTGTATGTCTTCTCGGTCTTTTACGAGGTTTAGGTCTAGGCACAAAATGTGTAAATTTTTGTTTAGCCATTCTCCTGTGATCTATCTATTTGTGCATAACTGATTGCACCTTGTATTGTATTACTTCCTGTAGCTGCTTGGACTGTTATTGCATCACCTGCTTCTAAATTTAATCCTTGAGGTGCAGCATTTACTTGTGATTTTGCTTGCAGATCATCTCTAAAAAATTCGTATTCTGCACTAGAATCAGAAGAGTCTACTAAATTCATATGTACTAAAATAGCTGAGGACGCATCACTGTTGGAACAATAAATACTTTTAACTATACATGTTGCATCACTAGGGCAGGTAAATACTGTGGTCTTCCCTGTACCAGCTTGTTTGAAACCTTGATTCTTATATCTAATTGTCATGATAAAAAATAATTAAAAGCATCTTGTTCATTTTTAAGTTCTTGTTGATATGAAGTATTTAACTTATCTTGCATCGTTCGTAAAGACTGAGTTACTTGTCTTTGGTTTTCCTCATTATATTTAGATGTTGGTTCTGGAATTACTATATCTACTCTTGCCATAATTAATAATCACTATGTAATCCTCCAGGGCCTGAAGTTTGTTGAGGTGCTGAATAAGTAGACTCTGGTGTTGATCTTGTTGTTTTTCCGCCTCTTGCTTTATCTTGATTTGTAGGTTGTATTGCCATAATCCCAGTAGGAGTTGTAGTAATATTTCCTTGTTGATCATTTGCTATATTTCTTTGTATAGCTTTTTGCGCACGTTTATTACTTAAATAATCTGAAACACCTAAAGATCTTCCTGTTAGAGCTGATGCTGCAGCAAGTGGAGCAAACGGATTGACACCCATACCTAAAATAGAAATAATACCTGTAGCTTGTGCTGCATTTAAACCCATTTTTCCNGCAACANAATCTAAAACTTTATTCTTAGCTACGTTTTTAGCTATTGTACCAATATTAGGTAAACCAGGTCTGTCCTCTGGTGGTAACAAAGGGCTTATACCAGTTGGCTCTAAAGGTTGATTAATTTCATATTGTTCATCTCCTGGTATTAAAAAATCTTGTTCCATTATCCCCTCATTCCGTCAAGTTGTACGTCAGCTCTAAAAGTTCCAAAACGCCAATTTTCATCTGTACTTGTATTAGCAATTTTTAAACTTGCAAACCTTGCTCTCGCTCTTGTATCTACCTTTTGTGTTGATCCGGTGACCGTGAATGGTCCTAATGGAGACGATACCTCAGTATCACTAGGAAAATCTCTGAGCAAAATTGTTACTTGAGCATTGCCTTGTATAGTTTTAAAATCAGGCACAAATCTTCTCATACTCATAAAAAACTCACCACTTGTTCCATCAGGATTTAAACTAAAATCTCCAGATTCTATAAAGGCTGGAATAGCAGTTTTATTACCAGCTGTATCTACCTCATCAACACCCTTTTCGTGTTCAAAATATTTAGTTGCCCCATTTATATTTGTTACACCTTGGACTGTAGGAAAAGAACCAACACTAGTTGAATTATATTCTGTGGCATAAGGGTTTTCAAAAAGATTAGCATCAACCCAAGTAGTTCTAGATAAAGATCCAGTCACCCAAGTTCCATCTTGATAATTATAACAAACATACCTATCGTTAAAACTTGATGTTGCTTGTGGATAATACCAACAAATTTCTTCGTATAAATGATTCAGACCCACATAAACAGATTCTCCAGCAGAGTAATTAATTCCTAAATTATTTCCATTTTTTGTAGTAAAAACAAAATCTTCAACTGCACATGGTAGTGATTTGACTGTACCATCAAAAGCAAAAAATCCTCCAGACTCTCCCATCCAATACACAACACCATTAACAAATTTCATAGCATGCTGCCCAATGCAACCACAATTTGAACCAACTTGTCTTACTGAAAAGGTGAATGGTGGTCCTACAAATTGCATTACGTAAGCTGCATTATCAGTCAAAATAAAAGTGTAATCTTTACCTTTGACAGCTCCAACAATTTTTGTGCCTGAGTCTAATCTAAAAGTTCCAGCTGTATTAACTGACGTAGGTGTATAATCACTTATATTTTCTTGATCTGAAAATCTAATAAATAATTTATCTTGTGTTCCAACACTACCTATTGTCGTTTCAGTTCCTAACATTACTAAATGTCTATCTCTATCTGACACTAATGACATAACTGAAGCAGTTGGTGCGTTTGATATTACCGTTGCTCTAGTATTTAAAGCATTTGAGTTAGAATTTATTGGGTTCCAAGAAAATGATTGTCCGTTCTTAATAGTAGCAATAAGTTGTTCTCCGAAATTATCTAAAGACCAAGATGCAGGATCTATTGTCAATGTTTGAGACAATGATTCAATACCCCATCCTGTAAATACTTCAACACCTGCACCACTAGAGTGTGCGGATCTTGTTCCTGCTGCAGCTCTTGTAATACCTGTAAGATCGTTAGATGAAATTCCTGTGTATGAAATAAATTCTGCACCAACTTTAATTGTTCCAGTTGATGGAAATCCTGTAGTGGATGCGAGTGTAATAGAAGTTCCCGATCCTCCTGTACCTGCAGTGTCATCTAATAGAGCCCCGTTTAATGTGCTAAAAACTTGTTGACCACCACCCCACAATCCTGTGCCCCAACCAAATCCAAATGTAGAACCTAAAGCTCCTGGTTTAATATATGGTGTAATTGTTGCAGATCCTGATCCGTTGACCGTTGTCCCTGCTGCGCTTGCCATGGTTATTGTAAACTCATCACTTCCTGGAACAGTAACTACTTGAAAGGGATTTGTTTCGAAATCAGATGCAACATATCCTGCTCCTGTTGGAGGTGTAACAGATGAAAATAAAAATATATCTCCTGGTTCTAAACCATGAGCTGCTTTATTAACAGTTACAGTTGCTGAAGTATTGACAGTATCAAAAGTGCAACCAGTTTTAGCCGTGTCTAATGGAGTAATGTCAAAAAAGGCACCTTCATAGTAAATTACTAATACCTTGTTTGTGCCTATTGCAGCATATTTTCTTCCATCTAAATCAGCCCAAATAAATTGTTCTCGTGCTGCACCTATTAAAGTGCTTTCTAAAATTTGTTCCCAACCTCCTATTTTTTCTGGAAGTCCATACCTAAATCTTACAAAATCACC